TTTCAATTGACGTTGAATTTACATTGGAAGGACAAATCTATGCTCCAACTAGTTACGTCATTTTTAAACCATTCTTGTTGTTTCTGCAGCAAAAAGTTTCAACGGCTGTCTTGACAGACACCCACCGAAACACGGCATTAGCGTCTGCTAATCGACACTATGGAAATCTCAGCCACCACGAGATCATTTCCCAAACTTACTTGTATTATAGACATTATTGTCGCTTCCGAGTTTGGCGAATGGTCACTGGTTTTGGCCACCTGGTCGTTGAAGAGCGTGATCGTCTCACAGATTGTGAAATGTTATTGTACGGTGAAGTCAAAATAGACGGTGACGTTGGTCGTCATTCTAGTATCGATTGCCCTGTCCCTAATAATTATCATTTTCGCCAAGATTGTCTTTTACATTTTAAGCACAATCAACGTGGCAATCATGTTTTTTACGCTGGACTCGAGGACCCAGGAAACCCCAACAGCTACCCAACCTTTTGGACTGCTGAAGAGGGCGCTAATGGTACTCGTTACAATCGTAGCATCTACACCGGTTTCTATCCCAATTCAGTGAAACCCTTTGTGATGTATTCTGTGAATGCGGCCAATGCTTGCAAGGCATTGAAACGGATGTGTGGTTTGCGTGAATCCCGTGAATATGATTCCGCCCTAACCAGTCTTCAATACTGTGTCTTTTCCCATCTCTTTTATTCAAAAGAATTGGAATGGCCAGGTTCAACTGAAGAAATAGAATGGTATAAATTGGGTAGTGATAAAACATGGCGTTCACGCTTCCTAAAGGTGGCACGGCTTGAATACAACAATGGTGACGATGATAATAAAATCTATGATTCCATTACCGTTGGTAATCCTAGTCGTATCGCTCAGCTCCGAGCAATTGTGCCGGACCCAGGCCAGCGCAGACACGTAGACACGGTGACGTACCCGAACCCTTTGTCGGTCTTTCCAGGATTGTTGACATCCCCTGGTATTGCTTCCAACTCTGGAATAGCGTCCTGGTTTACGTCTTATGCAATGGACGCGGGATTGGTATTTGATTGGTTTAGGCTGCATGCGGATTATGGTGGAATCCTTACCCAGATGTCGGTTGGTTTTTCTGACCTTCTCAAAGATTTCAACCGTGGAACGCTTGAAGCTTATGCAGACTCCCACCCTCGCTGGATTTACGGAGACAATTTCCGCCGTTTTACTACTTTTCTTAGCTACCAAGATTCACGCGAAGAGCTTGCTTTCATACCTCATATCAAGCGTGCCCTTCGCTCCATGTTTGTTGCTCAACAAGTCGAACACACCCCTGACAACAACATGACACGTTTTGTTGAAGCCAAAGTTAAGAAAGAATTTGCAAAGCAAGGGAAAGTTCCCCGTTTGTATGTCACATATGACGCTGGTTGTATGTATGCAAATGAACTTCCTGAGTACGCAAAAATTTGTCTTGACGGAATTCGTACTTACACCCACAATGGTGTGACCGTCCACATTAATATTTTCGCCAAACCGACCACACCCGGCCTAACGAAAAGTTTACGCGATGCTATAGCATCCATGTCCACAAGAGATGAAGTGTATATCTTAATATACTCTGATGATTCGGTTTGGGCTGGAAATTTAAATGCTGTTCCTTTCGCTTTTAATGTGGACATTAGTTCCTGTGATTCAGGCAACAAAGGAGGTGTGTTTGGTCTCATTTATATGTTGTTAGCTCGGTTCTCCCCCGAGTTGGCAATTGGTTTGGTGAGCCAATGTAGTAATCCTATCAAACTTGTGAACCCCGAAGATCCCGACGAAACGTGCGATATACACATGCATTCGCTGTTCGAAGGGAGTGGTACTGTTCTTACCACGATCTTAAACCACGTAGCTATGTTCATGGTGGCACAAGCCGCCGTGTTCATTTTAGGCGAACATAGATCGAAAATAGGACATTGGGAAGAAATAGGTGGACTTGTTGTTAAGTGCGGTGAGGCTTTTGGCCACGTGCTTTCTGTGGAACCAGCAAGAGATGACCTAGGGTTTGCACCCGAACTTATCCAGTTCCTCAAACGCTCCCCTCTAAGACTTGTGACTGGAGAATATGTGCCGGTAATGAATTACGGCACTATCTTCCGGAGTTTTGGATCTTTAGAGGGTGACTTGACTGCGGATATGGTTGGAATGTCCGTGGTTGAGTTTGCGCAGCTGAGTCGAGAAAAAAGAGCAGATCTTTTTCTCAGTGGGGTCGTAGCGGGCCTCAAGAACGAACCAACATCCATTGTTCTCTCAGCTCTTCGGCGACGTTTTGCTCTGTTACCTGGTTCTTTAGCCAGCGGGTGGGAAGACTTGGCTTGTGTCAAGTTTTCTCGCCAGTCGGACAACGTTTTTGGCGACGATTCATCCACCATTGCGGAAGGCATGGTTTCGACTGAGTCCTTGTGCCGAAGGTACAATCTTCACTCAGCACAACTTGCAGCATTTGCAGGTAAAATCTCCAATTGCAGAATCGGA